TTCCGGCTAATCATTTCATTTTAACAGCTTTATCTAAGTTATGCCAGACGAAGTAACGCCTTCTCCCGGACAAGGGACGGAAGACGCACCGGCGGTTGCACCGAATGATTTTCGGGAGTATAGCCGGTGGCGCTCGACCGGTGAATTGCCCGAGCAGAAGGACGACACCACACCCGCGGCCGCGGACGAAACACCGCCGGCCAAAACCGAACCGGACTCGGAACCGGGCGACTCTCAGGAAACAGGGGACGAAAAAGACGAACCGCAGGAAGGCGACGAGGGCGTACCCGCCAAAGGCAGAGGCGGATCGCGCCAGCGCCGCATCGACAAGCTGACACGCGAAAACGAGGAGTTGAAGCGGCAGATTGCCGAGCGCGCAGTACGCTCGGTGCACCCGCAGGATAGGCCCCCGGAACCCGCGACATCAGCCCCCGGTGAACCAAGGCTCGAAGACTTTCAGACGCTTGAGCAGTACCAGAAAACTCTGACGAAGTGGCTAATCGCGGAACACGAGCGCGAACGCAAAGAAGCGGAAGCGCGATCGGCCGTCGAGGCAGCACTCCGCGCAGAGCAGGAGACATGGGCGGCGAAAGAAAAAGCCGCACGCAAGGCGCACGCCGATTACGACGACCTGATGGAGACGGTCGAGATTCCCGCCGGACCGGGAGTCCTGGCCGCACGTCAGGCGATGCTCGAGGACGAGCACGGCGCCGAGCTCCTGTACTACCTGGCCAAGCACCCGAAAGAACTCGAACTCATCGCGCGGCTTTCGCCGGCCAGTGCGGTGATGGCTATCGGCAAACTGTCGGTTTCGTTATCCCCTGCCTCTCCTGAAAACGGGAAACCCAAAATAACGGGCGCACCCAAGCCGCCGCCGCCGAGTGGAAGACAAGGCAAGGTCATGACCGATGACCCCAACGACCCCGAGGTACAGAAGGACTTTCCGCGGTGGGCGAAAGCGAGGGAGGCGCAATTGAAAAGGTAAGGATAGATGCCGAACACCCTCTTGACGCCCCAGATGATAACCAACGAGTTACTTCTGCGGTTCAAAAACAATTTGGGTTTTAGCGGAGCAATCGCGCACACCTGGGACGATAAGTTCGCCATCAGCGGCGCCAAGATCGGCGATACGCTGCGTCTGCGCGACGCGGTGGAATTCACCGTTTCGAAGAATCCGGATATCACCTCCTCGATTCAGGACGTCATCGAAACCCAGAAAACCCTCACCCTCAACCAGCAGGCCGTCGTACCGTTCCAGTTTTCCTCGGCCGAACTCACGCTCTCGATCGATGCCTTCAGCGACCGCTACCTTAAGTCCGCAGGCGTGGCCCTGGCAAATCAGGTCGACGTCGACGGGCTCACGATGGCCTATCAAAGCACCGGCAATCAGGTCGGCACACCGGGCACGCCCATTGCCGCCCTCGATCCGTTCTGGCAGGCCGGGGAAACGCTCGACATCTTCTCGGCCCCGATGGATGGCAAGCGCAGTATGGTGATGACCCCGAAGGTCCAGACGGCCGCCCTCAAAGCCGCGCAGGGACTGTTCCAATCCTCGAACCAGGTCAAACAGCAGTACGAGCGCGGCCGCATGGGCACGATGGGCGGATTCGAATGGATCATGGATCAAAATGTCAGGACGCACACCGTCGGCCCGCTCGGCGGCGCCCCGCAGGTCGGCGCTGCCAGCCAGACAGGCTCGACCTTGGCTGTCACGGGATTTACCGCGGCCGCCGCGCTGCGATTGAAGAAGGGCGATTCATTCACGCTGCCGACAGTTTTTCCCGTCAATCGTGTTTCGAGCGATCCGCAGGTCGACCTACAGAAGTTCGTCGTCACCGCGGACGTCTCAAGCGCGGCTGATGGGTCGGCAAGCATCCCGATCTACCCGCCGATCATCGTCACCGGAGCCACGCAAACGGTGACTAACTCGCCGGCCGCCGGGGCACCGCTCACGATCACCTCGGGCACGGCAAACCAGCTTGTCACGGAATCGCTAGCTTTCCACGAGGCTGCGTTTGTCATCGGCATGGCGCCGCTCGAGGTGCCCAAGGGCGTGCATTTCGCCGCCGCCCAGATGGACCCGGACACCGGCGTTTCCGTTCGAATCGTGTCCGACTATAACGTGTACACCGACAAATTTATTACGAGATGCGATGCGCTCTACGGCCATTGCGCCCAGAGGCCAGAATGGGCCTGCCGAGTCGTTCAGTAAGGAGGAGTTTATGGCCGAACCTGAAGACACCTACCCGAAGATTTTCAGCAATATCAACGTGCCGGCGCAAATCGTCCACAACCCCGCCGAGGCCGAGCAGCTCGGCGCCTCGTGGGTTGAGCTCGACCTGGCCGCGCAGGGCCTCGCGCTCACGCCCGCACCGTAATGTCTAACGACTATCCGCGCATGCTCTTTCATCGCTCAAAAGAGCCGGTGACCGTGCAATCGCGGGACGAAGAAGACGCGCTCGGCCCTGACTGGTCGCGCATTATCTGGGCGGCGGCCCCGGCCCTTGCGCCAAAGCCGGCACCCAAACCAGAACCGGTGCCCGAACCGGATCCGGAACCTGACCGTCCGGAGCCGGAAGAGGAGCCGGAAGAGGAGGTTTTGCCGGATCCGCCGCGCCGGCCGGTGAAACCTCCTGCCAGGCTGCCGGCGGCCAAAACTACCAAGAAAAAGCGGGCGGGCGGGCGCTAGCGGCGGCACTGCCGCCACTCCGCCCGCATCGCCGCACCCAGGAGGACTTATGCCATTGATAATCATTACGGAAACGGAACGGGACGTTAAGGAGTGGCTGACGGCGAACCCGCAGGAAGCGGAACCCGGCAGCTACCCGAAGCTCATGTACAACGTGAATCTGCCGCCGGTGATCGTGCGCGACCCGGACCACGAGGACGCAATGGGCGACGCCTGGCGGCCGCTCAACGTCGCTCCGCTGCCTGACGTTCCGACGGTGGCGCTCAACCCGACCAGCGACACCGTGGCGGCCACGCCGGAAACCGCCAGTTTCCACGTCACGATCACCGGGCCCGGAGTCTCCGGCACATGGACCGCGACAAAGACGGCGGCGTGGTTGACGATTGTTTCCCCGACCACTCCTCAAAGCATGGACGGCGACGTGACCTATGCAGCATCGGCCAATGCCGGAGCGGTGCGGACGGCCGATATCGGCGTGAACGGCAAAGTGTTTACGGTCACGCAATCGGCCGGCGTGTGAGGACAGCTCATGTCAACTGTCAGTGATCTGATCCACTCATCCATGCGCCTGATCGGCGCAATCGCCGCCGGCGAGACGCTGGAAACTACGGAACTCAACGATGCGCTCGTCTCGCTCAATCAGATGCTCTCCTCGTGGAATACCGAGGGCGCCTCGCTCGTGGCACGCCAGCGGCTGTTAATCAGCATCGGGGGCGCCAATTCCTACGCACTGCCGCAACGGCCGGTCAAGATAGACGCCGCCAGTACCTCGATTAGCGGCGTTGACAGTGCGCTTGACATCGTGGATGCGGCCGGGTGGGAAGCCATCCCGATACCGGAAAAGGCCAACCAGTCGATCTTCATCCGGAAGCTCTATTGCGATTATCTGTTCCCGAGTTCGACCGTTTATATCTGGCCGACACCGCGCATCAGCGGCTCGTTGGAACTGTGGATCTATGCGACGATGCCGCAATTCGCGTCTCTCAGCGACGTGATCAATCTTCCCGAAGGGTATGAGGCCGGCCTGCGCTGGAACCTTGCGTTGAACCTGGCGCCTGAATACGGCCGGCCGGTCGACCCGTCAGTCGCGCAGCTGGCGCAGAATTTCAAGGCATCCCTGGTGCAGTTGAACTCCGGCAATCAGATGCGCTCTCTGGCGCCTGCCGCCGCAGCGCAGTAAGGAACATAGCCCACATGGCGACACCTACTCCCGTTTTCCCCATCGCGGTTGCCACCGATGCCCAATTGAAAGTGGCGAACAACCTGGTTCAGACGACTCTAACGGTAGCTGTCGATGCGGTCAATACGATTCTGTTTGTCACCTCTACGGCGGGATTCAAGCCGAACTCGCT